AACAGCGGGTCTTGCTGTTGTTGCTGCGCTTGCTGCTGCGCCGCTTTTTGTTGATGGATCTGAGTGAGTTGCTTACCCGCGTCTGCCATAAGGCGTGAGAGCTGAAGCTCAATTTCTTCTGGCATTTCTTCATTTGGCGCGGGCAACGGAGCACCAAGACGCTCTTCCAACTGCTTCCTGTATTCAAACCCAATGTGCTCGGCGATGTGAGCTTGCAGTGCGCCCATGATCTGGTTCGCCATCGGGTTCTGCCCAATAGCTTGGGTAATCAACGGGTCCTGCATAAACGACTGGTGTGCAGCCAAGTGCGCGGTGTGGTCCTGATAGATAAACGCCTTGAGTGGCTTACCAACAAGAGCGCCCATGTTCTCGGACACTGGATCACGCGGTTTGGCGTTTTCAGCACTCGGGATCAGTTTGTCAACGTTTCTGATACCCAAGGTTTCAAGCATCTGCTTGTGCAGATACGGAAGGTCGTAGATCTGTGGGCTTTGCTGCGCCATCTGGAACGCAGCTTGGTACTGCACTACCCGTTGCGCCATCGTCGAGGCATTTGGGTCCGACACAGGTATAACATCGACTTGTGCATAATCCTCGCTTCGCGCCCTACGATCCACACCTTCTGGAATATAGTCATACGGCTCATCGGCGTACTCCGCAATAATTTCTTTCAGGAGCTTGAACTCCTGTTTCATTGCGTAGTGAACTCGGGCCTGAACTGCCGTCATGGGTTTGAGCGTGCGCTCAAGCAGGGCCAAGGTTGTGCCAACCGGAGCATTAGCACTCATGTCCGAGATGTTCATGTCGCTGATCGCCCCAAGTCTTCGACCCTCTTGAGTGATCTTCTCCAACAGACCAGCCAACACCTGACTTGGCTCTTTATAGGGCAGCGTCATGATGTTGTCGCGCACCGTGCCGCTAGGCACATCTACATCCCTAAACTCCCCCGGTGCAATCGGCGTGTCGTCGCCTTTAATACGAAGTCCTCTGGACTTTAGGCCACCGGGCAGGTTAGAAAGAGTACCGGCATCGACAAGCTGGCGAATGATGGAGGTGCCTGCGCGTGCGTAACCACCAATGATGTGAATAAGTCCGAGGCAATAGAACCCAAAACCGGGGACGTACCCATAGTGAATGAAGTGCTGTCGAGGCAGCATCAAATCGTCAGTCGGGCTGTAGTTCCTGCGGATGGCTAAAACTTTGGTCGTGCCTTTGTCAATAGTGATTATGTAAGGCTTAGGCAACTCGTCTTCGCCATCAAGGCTTGGGATGTTGCGCTCAATCTGCACTTCATACAATGCGTACCTGTCGTCTGAAGTCAGGCTATAGCCGCCTTCTTCGGCTTTCTTTTTCTCAATATCGGTAAAGAACGCAACAGGTTCACCCAACTCAATGTCACGGTAGAACCCAGCGGCCTGCAGCTTTTGCACTTCGTTTTCGGTCTTACGCATAATGTGCGTGACCCGTTCTGCGGTCTGAATGTGGCTCGTGCCATAGGGCACAATGACATCCTCGGCGGGTACAAAAATTGACACTTGCCGTCCAAGTCGCGGGTCGTAGTAAACCTTTTTGAAGGCCGAACCGGCAAGCCCAAGGCTATAGAGCATCCGTTCATGCTCGCTGCGGTACTCCACCATGCGCTCAGTCAACTGATAATTCATGTCTGCTCGGACACGATCCGCCGACTTTTCTTTATCTTCCGTTACATCGCCAAGGATCTTGGTCTTTACCGGCCCCGCAGCGGGGAAGGTCTCACTCATTGTTTCCGCTTGAAAGCGAATCGCGGCCTCCGCTAAAAGTGTGGAATACACTCCACACGCATCATCCCAAGGCTCAGTACGTTCCTCGTACTTGAACCCAAGAACGTCTAACCCCTTTACATACGTATCCGCCCAGTCTTTGCGAGCAGAAATATCTGCATCCACCAACTCAACAATCTCAGAACTCAGCGCCGCCAGTTCACCTTCATCAAGATACTCGGCAAGATTGGCGTCAAACGGAACATCTTCCATATCCGCTGGGCCTTCAGGCATCAGCGTGATCTCCATGCTGCCGTCGGATAGAGTTACTGATTCTGGGTTTACAATATCAATCTCAAGGTCTGGTTCTCCTGCGGAAACGGCTAACCCTGTGGGGGCTGCGTACAACCCTTTATCTACCATGTTTGTAGCCATAGCAACCTCTAGTAATACGCCTTCCGCTTACGGAAGTATGTTGGTTCATCAGGCTCGTCCGAATCTAACCGTACAAACCCACCCTGCCGAAATCGTATCAGTGCTTGGGTTGTTGAATCTACCAAGTCATCGTGCGGGGCGTTAGGGAAAGCGGCCATCTCTTCTTCCACTTCTTCCGCCCAACGAGTCTGCGGCCTCCACACTTTACCCGACCGGAATAAATCCGCTACTGAATTGATCCTTACAAACTTGTCGTTTCCTTTAGTCGGGCTGTACTCAGACACAGCCAGCCCCATGCGCCTTAGTTCAAAGATCAACGGACTACCAGCAGCTTTTGCCTCAACCACGCAGGCATCTGGCTCCCACTCTTTATAAGACTTGAACGCACGTTCTTTAAGTTCAGGAAACTCCATCCGCTCTTTAAACGCGTTGAGCAAAATAATATGCGCGTCTGAATTGTTCTCGTCTTTATAGAACACACCCCACGTTGTACACGCTGAATAGTCGCTACGCTCAGTCTTTGTAAACGCAGTATCCCAGCTCTGAATAATGAACTCGCAGTCAGGCGGGTCGTCCTTCTCCCAGATCTTCCACCACTCCCGCTTTACTATTGCTCCCTCTTCAGAAGTTGGGCTTTGCTGATACTGCGCGTTCCACTTTGCCGGTGGCAGTTCCTGCTTTAGTGCGTCTAACTCTTCAAGACTCCAGAACTCCGGCCAGAGGGGAACCCCAGATGGCATCAACGCGGGCAGCTCAATTACTTCCCATTCGTCAGTTGTACCCAACTGAGCTGCACGATTAAGGATTCGACCCGTTAAGTCCGTGGTTGCCCATCGGGTCATAACCACAACGATAGCGGCCCCCGGCTGCAGCCTCTGCCTAGGTCCGGATTCATACCAATCCCAAACTTTACTAAACACTTCCGGGTTGGAAGCAGCTAAAACAGCTTCTTGTTCGCTGTGGGGGTCATCAATAATAAGCAGATCCGCGCCTTTACCCGTGACGGTACCGCCGACACCGATGGCGAAATAGTCACCGCCTTTGGACGTGTTCCATCTACCGGCTGCTTTTGAATCAGTTTGCAGGGCAAGTTCGGGGAAAAGGTCATGAAACACCTCAGAATCGACCAAGTTTCGCACTTTTCGACCAAAACCGACCGCTAATTCACCAGTATTGGACGCTTGAATGACCTTTTTTGTGGGGAACTGGCCTAAAAACCACGCAGGTAGGAGGTAAGAGGCAAATTCTGACTTGGTATGCCGGGGCGGCATGTTGATGATCAGGCGTTTTAACTCCCCTCGGGCGACTCGCTCAAAGGCAGAAGCCATAATCTTGTGGTGTTTACCTGAAACAAACGTAGGCCACACCTTTTGCACAAACTTAAGGAACCTTTCCTTACAAAGATCTTTTTCTTTGAGCTTTTCTAGCGTAGCTAACTGAACTTCCAGTGTTCTTAGGTCGGATTCGGACAGTTTTCCACTATTTATAAGTAGCTCAATATCCTTAAGTGAGACTTCACTCATGGTCTATTGGCCCGAGTTGCGCATCCAAATCATCAAGCGGCGTTACATCTATAACGTCTGAGTTCAACAGACGCTTAATCCGCTCTTTGATGGACTGCTCCAACGTCACGCTAGACGTATGGTGGACCGTAATCTCGCTTCGCTCCGTAAACAGCCCAACATCTGAGTGTTTACCAAGCAGCTCTAGCGCCCGGATCTCAATCTTTGGGTCTCCGCAGTCAGCCAACATCACCAGTCTGTTAGTAACAAAATGGCGTGCCTCGATGGCGTCGGCAAAAGACTGGAAGTTGTAGCGCTTTACAAGATCAGAAACCGCTTTGGCTTCTGCAGTAGCTGAAATAGTGGCTGGCAGTTTGGGTTTGCCTTCGCCTGTTATCAGCGCTTTAGCTTTATCTAGGTCTTCGTCTGCATAGTCTAAAGAACCACCAAGCTGTTCTATTAGATCTACCGTGTTAACTGCAACTGCAACTGCGTCTTTATGTGTTGCAGGCTGTTCATCTTCAAGGTCAAACGGAACGGGTACGTTTGCAACCGGCTCAATTGTAGGCATATCAAAGCACCGAGTAATCGGGATGCGCGGAATGTAACATAAAAATAGGAGGTTGGGACTTTATTAGGAGGTTGGGACTCCAAAGGGGGGTGTTTCTGTATGCGAGGGGGTGGGGGTACAAAAAGCTAAAAATAGAGTACAAAAAAGAATACAAAAAAATGTGGATTGGGTGTGCGGATTATTAAGTAAGCCGCCGCGCGGGGGCCCCAAAGTTAGTGGGTGCTCACTACCCGGTGGGGGTAAATGAGACGCATTCTCATTTAATCGTACCCTATTTAAGTTCCACGCGCCGCTTGAACGATGCGGATTTGAGAGTACAAGGATTTTCACGGCAGAAATGTCGTCGGGCAAAGGCCCGCAGCGCTTCGACAGCGTGTTGTTCAGGTAGCTTGCATCGCAGGGTCTCCCTCGCAATCAGGCACGGTTTTTGCCGGGACGATGCGTGGCGCATTCTTTAACAATTTAACAGGTATGCGTTCAGACAAGGGGCGGGGATTCTTTTTCAATCGAAAGGAATCGCCATGCAAATCACCCTCAAGACTGATGTTCTCGCTATCGCTAACGATGGTCGTTCAATGGTTCTCTCTTACAAAGAGGACAAGAAAGGCCTTCTCAAAACCGGTTCGTTCGCTCGCGCTTTGGCTTTTGCCTCACGTGAAGTGCGCCACGATGCCGCGCGTTCGCTCTACGTCAAGTATTTGTCCAATGGTCAGTATCGTCCAATCGTCACGGATGTTACGGATGTTTTGGTTCCTGCTAGTGCTCGGGCCTTTGTGCTCGGTGCTATCGGAACCACAGGCGGGATGTCCAAGGACGCCTTTATAAGTTTTTGCCGCGCGGTAAAGGCTGCAGTAGATTCAACCGGCAAGGACCCCAAAGGCCAAAAGTTGTTTTTCTACGGTCTGGTTTCGGCAATCGTCAATGAACTTGACGCCCAAGAAACCATCATCGACCAACAGTAAATCGTACTCTCAAACCCCCCCCAATATCCCCGCCCTTTATCTGAGCGCATACCCGGACAATCACTATCGGTGGCGCGATAGTTGGATCGAGTGCAAGCGATCCTGACGTTGAATCCTTACTAAATCGTGATTTGGCTGTTCAGATAGGCGAACTGCTCTGCCCCGCAGTACCGGGATCGCTCGGGGGGAACCACAGGCCAGCAAGTAACTAATGAATGCTTCAGCGGCACGGTGATAAAGCGGAATGCGTAGGGTAGTAGACAACGTGCAGTGCTAAACCCGTGGAAACCGGGCTGCGCGTAGGCCTCATGGAAAGACATGAGCGGGCAAAGTGTTGGCCAAATCGAACGAACACGGACGCCAATCGGGTGCGCGGCGCAGGAAACCCGATCTCACTTCAAACCATCAAACCATCAAACCATCAAAGGAACGAACATGGAAAACGTAACAATCCGAGTCTATCGACTACCCAAGGGATCACTGGGCAAAAACGTAACACTCCGTCCAATCGGCGGGGAGATCGGCAACGTCGGCAGGAAAGAGATCGGCGGACACCGCCCAAACCCACGGCTACGCCAAACCAGCAAATATTTAACAAAGGCAAACGTCCACGCGCACGTGCCTTACGCACACATTGTGTTCGAGCGCCCAAAACGTAACAAATGAGGCCTTCAAGCAGCACCGCCCGCTGTTACAAAAACCCCCCAAACACTGGTACGTAACTTGTTACAAAAAAAGTCGCGTAAGTCATTGATTTTAAAGCTATGTTACATGTTACGTGTTTTTTCAAGAGAGCGAAAGTCTAGAAATCCGCAAAACCCCCGCAGCCCCCCTCCAGCAAAACGTATTCTCTTAAATCAATCCGGGCCAACTACATATTATTTTTTATAACATACATAACATATAACATTCATTAACTTTATTTATATAAATCAAGCACTTAGATCAACTTTTCACGTTACGTTTCCATTCCAGTTTTTTAACACGCATAACAGGAGGCTTTGCCGTGACCGAGGACTATCACCTGCCCATCTGCACCAACTGCTACGCAGTTCGCGTAGAACCACACAGGAGACATATGCCCAGACCTACATGTATGCCGTGCGCAGAGACCCTTTCTAACATGGTTAAGCGTACCGTAGTACCCCTAAACAAAGGACATTACTTCCCCTGCACCGACTTAGAAACTCTCAAGCAACTGAATCCAAAACGCACTTAACGCACCCCGGTGCAGGAGAACTGAAATGAAAGTTTGGATTGTGTGCAGACCATGCGATGACCCGCACTACGACGGGCATGTTACGGGATTGGTGTTCACCGACAAGGAGAAAGCCGAGGCTTACATCCGAGAAAAAAACGGGGCACCAGAAGATACAAACGAGTATTGGAACTCTGCGTTGTACTTGGAGAAAGGAGAACTGAAATGAAGCCGAAGGAAATGCACGAGAGCAACCCGCTGTTCCAAGGGCTTGTCGGCAAGACCGTTGCCGCTATCGAGTACGTCGATGACTACGACGGAGGCATCACGCTGTACTTCACCGACGGGTCGGTGCTGTGCGTAACCGAGCGTATGCAAGCCGGACAGATCGAAGTGAGCGCAGTTATTCACGAAGGAGAACTGAAATGAACAACTACGTTGTGCTGTACCGGATCGAAAGCATCCTCACGCCCCTTGACCCGCCATTTGGTTTCCAGTGCTGGGCTGAGGATACAGACAATGCAGAGGAGCAGTGTCTTAATGCTTATCCTGACTGCGACATTGTGTGGGTATGGCAGGGACCAGAGGGTGTAGGTATGCAACCCGCGCTCGATGATTATTGGGCAACTTCAGATTACATAAAGGAGTGAAATGAAAAACAAACCCGAACTTCTATCCTTCATCGCCTTGTCTGCGGTCGTTGTCTTCTGGACATGGCAAGTGGTGGAGTGGTTGAGTAAATGATGAGCGCGACTGCGGAGCAGAGGATGAAAAAGATAACCAACCGATCAGCACGTGAGTACGTGCAGGAACTCAAGCCATTCGAAGCGAACAATCTGTTTGCTGAGTGGATCACAGTGAAGTACAGGGAGGGAAACAAATGGGCAGATAAGAGAGCGTATGTGGTTTTCAGTTACCAAAAGCATTGGCCGTTGTTTATCTATGACGGGCAGGCGCAGGTGTGGTTTGAGAACACCGAGACCGTATCGGCAACAACAAGCAGACACCGATCACAAGCACACCCATTGCGACCAACGATAGCGTGTGACAGAGACACTATGAGAGAGGTGCTGACCAAGGGAGTTAACGCAGTAATCCTACGAGGAGAGAAGTAATGAACGAAGCGATTAAACAAAACTTTGGAACCCTACTAACCGCTGTGCGCAACGGTGATGCGTGTCTGGTGGAGTGCACAGATGCGAAGACAGGCGAGATAGTAGTTGCGGTTTGTGCAGTAGAAGAATATGAAGACGAGTATCGCATCATCCCGCTAGCAAAGATGTTCAACGGAGATCCGTATGAAGAACTAATACCACCGTACTCAGACGAGCAATAAACCCAAACAACCAACAAACCAAACAATCACACTCAAGGAACGAACATGGCTGAAATCAATTTTGGCAAGACCATCACCCTGAAACAGGCAGCTAACCTCATCAAAGCTAGCCCAGAGACTAGGTTCCTGCTGCAGGGCGAGCCGGGTATCGGCAAGTCATCCATCCTTAAATCTATCGCCGACGATCTCGGCTACGACTATGCGTATATCGACGTACCAAACCTAGACTTGGGCGATATTGCGATGCCTGTGGTGGATCATCAGACCAAGACCACCAAGTATTACCCCAACGCAAGGTTCAAGCTGCACGAGGGTAAGCCTGTAGTGATCATGCTGGACGAGTTCACCAAGGGTGCCGATCCGGTCAAGAACATGCTGCACCCACTACTTGAGAAGAACTCGCGGCTGGGTGACATATCAGTTGACCCCCTATCTCCCATCTTCCTCACTGGCAACCTGTCAACCGACGGGGTTGGGGATACGTTGAAAGCACATAGCAGGAATCGCATCGTGCCGGTCACGGTGCAGAAGCCCACTGCCGAGGAGTGGGTGGACTGGGGTATCAACAATGGGATAGCACCCGAGGTGTTGGCGTGGGTCAATAGGTTCCCTCATGTGATGGAGTCTTACATCGACGGCAACAAGGAGAACCCGTACATCTACAACCCACGCAAGCCACAACTTGCGTTCGTATCTCCTCGGTCGCTGCACACTGCGTCGAACATCATCAACCGCAGACACATGTTGGACACGGACACTGTAATCGCAGCACTGACTGGTGCTATCGGTGAAGCAGGTGCGAGAGACATGCAAGCGTTCGTTGAGTTCTCGGATCAACTGCCTACGTGGGAATCAACAATCCGTCAGCCCAAAGACGCACCTGTCCCCAGTAGCCCCGGTGCATGTGCCATCGTTGTATTCGGTGCTATCGCCAAGGTAACCAAGGACACAATCGCTCCGTTCATGGAGTACCTGCAGAGGTTCGAGCCTGAGTGGCAAGCAGTGTTTGCGATCAACATTGCCAAGACCCCGAGCAAGCAGGCAATCGCCTTCAGTAGCAAAGCGTTCGCCGAGTGGGTTGCAAAAAACCAAGATCTGCTTTGATAGGAGGTAATACATGGGCTATCGCAGCGATGTCATGGCGGTGTTCTACACCACGGACAAAGAAGAGTTCCCGCTACTTAAACTTTTTGTTGAGGAGAACTTTCCCAAAGAGGAACTTGGGGCGTTGGAGCCGCTTGAGAGTGAACGCTACTTTGGGTTCCTCTTCGAAGCAGAAAGCGTCAAGTGGTACGACGGCTACGGAGACGTGGGAATGTTTGAGGCTTTCTCAACTAAGTTCAGGGAACTAGGAGAGGACAAGAAGACTTGGCACGACGAGTTCGTTCGTATCGGGGAGGACTTCAATGACATTGATGTACACAGGTCGATGTTCGCCGACGGACTGCTGCAGGTCCACAGAGAAATCGTTGTGGAAGCCTAGCCAATGTACGGGAAATTAGACCCCATGCACTGGCCCATAGGTGCTAAGTGGGAAGAGCTTAAGTTCTTGGCTGATGAGCTTGAGCGGTACTCACGAGCCCTGTGGTTTCGAGATCAGATAAGTTTCAGGGTAATCGTGAACGCCAGTGTGTTTGCCGACAAGGATCTACCCCACTACGAGTTTGTTGTCCTGAAGAGGGAAGGGTCTGGGAGCTTTGAAGTGCTCGGTGTCTACACCGACATAGACACTGCAGTAGGTGTAGTCAAACTGTTAGTAGGAACCATAAAAGAGGAGTTGCAATGAACGAGGAACGGAAGGTACAGAAGGCGAAGATCTCTCTCATGCGTAACCAGCGGTTCGCATTGTTGTCGGGCATCTTGATGGTCGGTAAGACACGGGTGGACGACAACGTGCCGACTGCGTGTACCAACGGCAGGGACGAGATCTATGGGCGCAAGTTTGTAAGCGGGTTGGATGACGCTGAGCTTGCGTTTGTGATTGCGCACGAAGCTGCACACAAGATGTACCGGCAGCTAACTACGTGGCGTAAGTTGTATGACGAGGATGCAGCCCTAGCCAACGAAGCCTGTGACTACGTTGTGAATCTCATGCTCAAGGACTTAGACCCCGAAGGAACGGTCATCTCTCTCCCCCGCCACAAGACTGGGCTGATGCGTGGCAAGCCGATGGGGTTGATCGACGAACGGTTCCGCGACATGAACACCAAGCAGGTGTTCGACATCTTGAAGCAGGAGCAGGAACAAGGGGAGCAATCATGCGATGGGCAGGGGGATGGGAGTGGCGAGGGTTCCGGTGGTTTCGACCAACACGACTGGGGTGGGGCCGAGGAGATGTCGGAGGAGGAGAAGAAAGAGCTAGCGAGGGACATCGACCAAGCTATTCGCCAAGGACTAGCAGCGCAGAAGAAAGCTGGAAGTTCCGCTGGCGGGCTCAATCGAGAGCTGGACGAGCTGATGCAGCCGAAGGTCAACTGGCGCGAGATGCTGCGTGAGTTCGTCAAATCTACGTGCCGATCCAAGGACACATCATCGTGGCGCAGGGTCAACCGACGGCTGATTGCATCTGACATCTACATGCCGTCTTTGATCGGTGAAAAGGTTGGACACCTTGTGGTGGGTGTGGATACGTCAGGAAGTATTGGCATCAACGAGCTGTCTGAGTTCCTGTCCGAAGTCAAAGGTATCGCCGAGGACGTTGCACCCGACAGGGTTGACCTGCTGTATTGGGATACGGAGGTAGCAGCACACGAAGAGTACGACAGTAGTTCTGTCTCGGACATCATCCAATCAACCAAACCGAGAGGAGGTGGTGGCACTGCACCGCAGTGTGTAAGCGCGTATCTGAAAGACAAGAACATCAAGCCTGAGTGCGTTGTTATGTTGACCGACGGCTACATCGGGGACTGGGGTAGCGACTGGGCCTCCCCCCTTCTGTGGTGCGTAGTTGGCAGCAATGCGATGGCTCCGGTTGGCAAGACGATTCATATCAAAGACTGAAGGAAAGGAGAACGACATGATGATTATCGAGTTTGGTTGGGGCAGTAAGTTTGTGGTCAAGACCCAAGACGCAGTCAAGATCTTGGAGATTCTTGAGAAGTCTGAACTGTACGAAGAGAAGTGGCGCAAAGCTGAGGACGGTGGCACGACGTATCACATCTGGCCTGCCGAGACCGACAAGTTGCCGAGCGTCAAGTTGATCAGTGACTCTGCCTGCCAGATGGCACGGCTGGCTGGCAAACCTACGGATAAATAAAGGAGAGATGAAATGGGTATCAATGCATCCGCAGTTCTTGTTGAACTCAACATCAGTGTGTGGCCCGCGTCCAAGATCGACCGTGAGACAACTGAGCAAACCAACGCTAACGCAGGTGCAGTGCGTGATGCGTCGCAAACCAAGAAGAACCTTTTCGCAGGTACGTCACTGCGTAAGGACATTGAGAAGTTCGCTGCGCGTGTTCGCCTCTACCACAACCAGCACACGCTACCGTGGGCAGACAAGGGCGAGCGGCTACTGCCGACCAAGTTGTTCATGGAATACAAGCAGCACATGAACAGCTACGAGCTTCAGTTCGAGATGATGTGCAATGAATTCTTCACTCATTATCCTACGCTGGTAGCAGCAGCACCCACCAATCTTGGCAAGCTGTACAAACCTGAAGACTATCCAGACATCGAGGAAGTCAAGGCCAAGTTTGGATTCCGACGTACGGTCAAGCCTGTGCCCGAGTCAGGTGACTTCCGCTTGGATGTGCCGACCGAGGACATGGCTGAGCTTCGTGCGATGTTTGAGCAGCAACAGACCGAGAAGCTACGCGATGCGATGAAGGCTCCGTGGGAGCGGCTGTACGGGATGCTGCAGACCATCAGCGAGAAGATGACGGATGCAGAGGGCGATGACACCAAGAAGCGGTATCACGATTCGTTCATCTCCAATCCGTTGGAGCTGTGCGCGTTGCTCACCAAACTCAATATCACCAATGACCCCAAGTTGGAGGAAGCACGTAGGCAGTTGGAGCTGACGATGCTGGGCGCGAACCTTGAGTCACTGAAGGAGGATAGCCATGCACGTAACGATCTGAAATCTAAAGTAGACGCAATCATCAACAAGTTCGAATGGTAAGGAGAGAGTCATGTCAGGATTCAATGCACTAACGCTACCCAATGTGAGATTAAGCCAAAAACTTCTTGAGCGTTGGCCCACACACACTTACTTCTTGAACCGTGGTACTTCCTACGGGGAGGTCATGAACACGGTGATTGCAAAGAACCCCCACTGGGATTTTGAGTTGGTGGGTGGCGAGGTTAGGGGTGAGGATACCTACGACGTTAGACACATCAAGGTATACGCAGGTAAGGAGTGGCTGGGTACGGTTAGCTACGAGTATCACGGGTCCGACCGCAAGATCCACATTGCCAATGCTCGGATAGCCTCAGAGCGTGTACGCAACCAAGGCAAGGCAGTTACATCTGACCCCAAACGTGCGCTGTCTCTGATCAGCAAAGCGTTCTATCGCAAGACTCCGACAGAGCTTATGACGGAGGCTAGGCAAGCTGTGTTCAGTACGCTTCATAGTATCTCGGCTGATCGGTCGATGAAGGCCAACACCCGTAAGCTTAAATTTGCTGAGAGCGCGAGCGAGTTCGTGCTCGCTATGCAGGTAGAGCTTGCTGCAATCATGAACGCCTCCCCCAACGGTAGAGACTTGATAGGCAAACTTGAAGAGTGTTCGCAGTCACTCAGAGCGTTGGCCGACATCAAAGAGCTTATTACTATCAGTGATTTAAACAAGGCAACGACCGTGGTTGCGATGCCCGTAGGATATGTGGTACACTCCGGCGATACACTGTCAACTCACACAGATGACACGCTTCCGGAAGACTTGAGGGGGCCGCTGGGTATGTTGAAACTTACAGAGGCTGGCACTGTGCTGCCAGTAGGCGTGAGGGTCAACGATACAGTGTTTTTCATTAGGAACGAAGGAGAGTCAGATGTTGCCTAAGTATAAGAAGACAACCGACGTACAACAAACGTGGCGTGAGCATGGGTGGTCGCCTCCGAGCGAAGACCCAGATGTCAGAAGCAGGTGGGCATATTTCAGAACACTAGATACGGAGAGAGACAATGACCAAGGACTACACAGACTTCCAGACCCAGAGAGCGATATTGATTGAGTATCTGCAAGTGATGATCGCACGTAACGATTGGCACGGCGTAGCCGATGTCGCTATGGATCTTAGGGAAATGGAAGCAGAGCAGAGAAGAACGATGGGAGAACGAAAATGAATGACGACGAAGTGATGGAGTTGGCTCAGCGGGCCGGTACGTATACGGAAGTAGAAGATGGAGAGGAGTGGTTGGTCATGTCTGAATCTGCTTTCCCGCTCTTTGCGAAGTTAATTATAGAAGCCGAACGAGAGAAGTGCGCACAGTTGTGTGAGCGTATGGCTAAGCGGTGTAATGACATTCGTGCAGCCGCATTAGAAGTGGCGGCGGAATATATCCGGGCAGGTGCGAAATGAACCGAGACGAGATCCTGAAGATGGCTCAAGAAGCTGGAGCGTTCTGGGAGCTATCAGAGACTCCAGAGAAGGATCTGGCATTTCTTCAACGCTTCGCCGCTCTTGCCACCGCAGCCGAGCGTGAGAGGGCAGTAGGCGTCATACGTGCAATGAAAGATGACATCGAGGCTAGCCTACAAAAAGCATACATGGGTGGCATAGAAGCCGAGCGTGATCGGTGCATCCTGATACTAGAGCGCCTGCACGAGCGGTCTGGCGGTCAGCACAATCAGTATCTGTATGCAGCCAAAGTGCTGAAGGGGGAGATATGACTCCGGGACCGTGGCGTTACGACAGCGGCAAGATTTGGACGCCCAGAGGTTGGTGGGTTGCTAGCGTGTACGAAGATATGGAGGAGGACATAAAAGGAGCTAATGGTCTTTTGCTTGCCGCCGCGCCGGATCTTTTGAGTGCGCTAATGATGGCTGTGAGCGCCCTTGAGCGATCAGATTACATCCAAATGGATAGCTTTGATGTTATCGAGGTTTCCCGCGCTGCCATCGCTAAAGCACGAGGTGAAATATGAAATTCTTCTGCGTGATGCTAAAGCGCCCATTAGTGACACCGCGCGGCTCTACAAACTTCATCGCCACTCGCTCTCTCGGGCGGGCGAGATATTTTGCCAAACGATTGCCACGAAAATATCGGCAGATTGATGTGCGCGATGGGCGTAGGAAGTATGTGCTTGCATGGAGTTGGCTATGACTGAACTGTTTTTCTACGGGTGGGCAGTCGGCATTCTCACTGGCTATGTGATCTGGGCGCCTGAGACGCGGTTCAAACGGAACTTCGTTGATGGACTGACGTTGCGATTTTTGTGGGGGAAAAAATGAGCATCGAAGCAGCTTCGCCTTCTGCCGCGCACAGATGGGTCGGGCTGACGGCGGAGGAGATTAACGCGATCTATATACAACACCATAATCAATTTGGTGAGTGCCTATCAGGTGATTGGGGATATGAACGCGACCTTGAAGCAAAGCTGAAGGAGAAAAATGTATGAAACCCGTCTTATGGATACACAAAGCAAGCGGACGTATTCGCTTCCAAGGTGAGGGCCTGCCTAATTCATGGATGCCTCTGTATGCGAAAGAAGATTTAGAGTTGAACCCACTGCAGAGAGAAGATACGCCTGACCTGACCGACAAGGCTCGCCGTATCTGGGACTATGTGAAGAACCGCAAGGTGTCGTTTGAAGCGGTAGCTGTTGCTGAGCATTTCTCTAACTCAACCGCAGCGATTACGAAACATCTAAATACGTTGTACGCAGCAGGAATGCTGACGCGCACGAGAAAAGCAAACAAAGTTTTTTGGGCGGTTAAACATGTCGGACCAAAAGAAACCAAGTCGAAACCCACCGAAGCTCCAGTGGCCGTTTCCAAACCATCTGTTAAGCCACAGCCAAGCAGACCCGCCCCCGTTATCTGGCCAAGCACCACGTACAAAAAACAAACAAGCTACCCCAACATACGTGGATATGATGACTGACGTAGGAGAAGCGAAATGGTAGATATAAGGAGAAGGGGTCCGGGTAAAAAAGTGCCGCTGATGCTGACAAGCTTGAGGCTACCTAGATACGTGATGGATTATTTCAAAGTAGTTCACCCTGAAGGGAGGCAAGTGAAGATGAGAGAAGTATTGGTTTCGTACGTTGATGAGCAGCTAAAAATAAGGAGAGAACAGTGAGTGAAGTAACCACAGTGTCGGGGGTCATGAACCCACCCAAGCAACCTGTTGCAGAAATGATCCGTGACTACAAAGTCACCCACCCAAACGCAACCGCGAAAGAGATCGCCGACGCGCTTAAGTTGAATTTGGATTATGTGCATTCGCGCTTGTACTTGGAAAAGAAGAAGCAAGAAGCTGTAAAGAAGAAGCAAGAAGCTGTAAAGAAGAAACGCGGGCGTCCGAAAGGCGCGACAAAACTCAAGGCTCCGGCGGGCAGCATCGTATTTGTACCTGCGGCTTCTACGGATACTGCTGTGCAGCAGCACCCACTGCACGAGGTGTTTATCAAAGCCATTAAGCAAGCCATGTACGGTAAGGGTGAGAGGCATGGCGGTGCAACGACTCCGTTCATGGACCAGCCTTGGGCGCACTATGCCAAGTTGCATGGGCGTGGGTTTTTGACCGGGCAAGCTGCGAAGAAGTTGGAAGAGGCAGCAAGTACCAGAGAGGGCACAGCGTTCGAAGACGAGATGCTCGGTGCGATGGTGTATATCGGTATGGCGGTACTTAACAGCAGGAGTGGTAAATGAAAAGCGCGCTCAATGCGGGAGACCGCAAAGCTGATAGGTTCGAAGTGATTGCCTATGAACTTAATGGCATCACGTATGTCCCTCACTACAGGAACGACAGCATATTCGTAGGTCCGGGCTACCCTCTGCACAACCAGAACCGGTATTCCGACGTAGACCTGCAAGTGATGGGCGCACAACCAAAAGCCATGATGTTGTGGCCTAGGGGTAAGAACGGGGCTGTGTCTAACAGTAATCCGTGATGAATATAAGCCCGCCAAAGGCGGGCTTATGAC